CAACCGCAGGACACTGTTTTGGTAGGATGACCCGTTATTTCTTTATTGCAGTCTTTGCATCGTATTGAAATCATTTTTCTTTACCATATTCACTTAAAACTTTTTGAATATTTATCAAGTATGCCCGATACAGGTAACGCTCCCGTCGATGCCTGAGTGTAAATCAGGTCCCTTCACTTGCTGGGTCATCGGGCAATTGAATAACTCCTGCGTGTATCATTCTATGACAATTAGAGCATAAAAGAACACATTTGTCAAGTTCTTGTTTGAGTTTGTCCCATCCAATACTGTTACGAGTTAAATTAAATTCTTTAATTGATGGGTCTAAATGATGAAAATCTAATGCAGAATAATGTTTATCGAATCCACAACAAATACATTTTCCACCTTTGTATTCTAACATTTTATGTTTAGTGATTACAAATTGTTTATTTCTATATTTGTTAAGACAAGACTTACAAGCCCATCTTTTTTTAGAATCATAAGTATTTTCTGTAGTAAGTTTTACATTACAAAACTTACAATTATCCACATATTTTGGTGGTTTATAAGTTGTAAGATTATATTTTCTTAACCAGTGTCTTACGGCACCATTACTTTTATTGACAATTTTAGAAATTTGCCTAATGCTTTTTCCGTCAGCAACCAGTTGAGTTAAATAATCTTTTTCCACAATACTAACACAGTTCTTATATTATTTATATTAGAAGTGTGTTAGAACTCCCATCGTAGGTACTGCCCCTACCAATCTCCGATTAACAGTCGGGCCCGTTCGCTTGCTCGGTCGATGGGAATAGATGTAGGTGAACCAACCTACAGTTTAGAGATTGCTCTCAAGGTCTTTTGTGTACCTCTGTCTGGGAATCGAACCCAGTTTCCAACTCCCTTGTCGGGGTGTCCTTACCAATGGACTACCAGAGGAGAGCGAGTGACGGGGATCGAACCCGTGACAAGAGCTTGGAAGGCTCGCATGTTACCGCTACACCACACTCGCAATAAGACAATTATAGAGTAATTGAGTATAATTGTCAACAGGCTCACCTGGAATCGAACCAGGGACGACCGCTTAGAAGGCGGTAGTTATATCCGCTTAACTATGAGCCCTTAAGTTGTTTACTTGTTTAGTATATCACTCCTCTTTACAGGTGTCAAGCCATGGTGAACAGAGTCTCATTTCTCCTCCAAGTTTTTTACACTCTTCAGAGTAACATAAAGCTTCATCTGGAGCTTTCTCTATCAACCGGGACAAAGGTACTCTAGGTGGTTCTGAGTCTCTTGTCAACTCCTCATATTCTCGGATGGCCTTATCTACATCTCTCTTAACTCTACTCTCTACGATTCCTGGATCCTGGAGAAGGATATCGTTGATTATAGTCTGAGGGAACAGAGTTCTCTGTGCCTCGTCTAGAAGGTCCCACAGAGTCCTCTCAGACACTCCTGAGCACTGGGAGAGGGTTGCTACGATACCACTGAGTATGAGACTTATTGTAATTATCTGCTTCTTATCTGGTTTCTTTTTTCCGAAGTTAAAATTAAACATAAAAAAAGGGGAGTAGCAACCACTCCCCTGTATTTATTCAGTTTTTAGATCGTCAGACCCGTGAGTAACAGATTCTGGCAACTCCTTGACTTGGTGAAGCAATAGAAGAGAATGCGCCATAGGACAAGTCAAGGTCCCTACCAGCAATGTAAGGTCCACGATCATTAACTCGCACAATCACCGACTTACCATTTGATTGATTCGTCACTCTCAATTTCGTTCCAAATGGTAGCGTTTTATGTGCTACAGAATTTCCATAAGCATTGTATCTTTCGCCATTAGCAGTTGTCTGCCCGTGATATCCATCACCTACTCCATAATGTGATGCGAGGGAACATCCGCTCGCTGCCTTTGCCTGAAGGGGTGCCAGTCCTGTAATAGCAATGGCAAGAATTGAAATTGTTTTGAAAAGCATTAAAATTAGTTGAACTCTACATCCGTATAGAAAGGGGGTCCACCCTTTTCTCAAAGGGCACTTTCCACGGCTCTAAATCGAAATCAAAGTCTCATAACAAAAAACCCTGCTCATAACAGGGATTTTTACATAATAAGTTAATATTTAGGATTTGTCAAATGTTTGGTTTACCAAATATCGATTTCCTGATCACCCCACCCCTCTTCTTCCAAACAAAGATAATCAAGTTCATGAGTTCCCTCAGGGATATTGATCCACTCATCAAACTCTTCTGCAATCGAAAGAGCATTAAGTTGATCTTCCACACCACCATGATCCGCAAGGTGATGAATCCGATCAATACACCACTCCCTCACATAAGGAACTGGTTCAATCTGTGTTTCCATAGTAGTCTTTTCGGAAGTACCTGTTGAGGATGTTGCTATTGTAGTAGGCTGGGATTCCGTTGTCAAGTGCTTCCGTGAGGACGTTGTGTGCGAAGAGTTGTCTTGTTTCTTCAAAGTTTGTTTTGCCCTTTGTTTTATGTAATGATAAAATAGTGCGCGTAAAATTCTCCCTACCATACTTTTTTATGTCCTCCTTGAGTTCTGGGCATGATCCATAGTAGTTCTTCCAGTCAGATTCTGCCTTAACCTTTCTAGATTTTCCTCTCGGAGTGCGAAAGCTCCAGAAATATTTTCTACCAATATAGTCGCGATTAGTTGTGTTGCAATGAATATGGTATACAAAACCATAATAATCCAGAATATCACTTGAACCAAATTCTTTTCCATTGTAGGTCCAAGGATTCTCATAGTCAATATCTGTACTCATCAATTATGTCAAGGACTTCGTTGAGATATTTATGAGCGAGTCCTTTCATATCCATTTCTGGTCTGATGTGATCATTATGAAGATTGTTCTTTAATTTTAAAACACGAACTCTTAATTCTTCTTTAGTCAGTAGATTCTTAGGCATAAAAAAGAGGAGTGTTACCTCCTCTATCTATGTTTATCCGTTTTTGAATGTTCCTGGTATATCTTTGAATGATTTTATTTTATAGTAAGGATCATTTCTTTGTTTATCATAGTATGCATTAAATTTTGCTTCTTGATCTTGAGCGGCTTGTTTTCTCATCAATCCAACAGGACCTCTTACACCAGCAGCACGTGCTTGATTTACAGTATCACGATACTTTTCTCTAGATGCTAAACGATCTCTAACAGCATCAGATGGAGTAGATCCTGATGATTTTCCTGAAGAGGATGATGAAGATGCTGGTTTAGCTGCCACATTCTTCTTTCCGAGTGAGATGACTTGATCTTTAGTCATACCAGTTGCCTTCATCTTTGCATTACCACCACCAGCTGCAAAATCATCCATCTCAAGGATACTTTGTTTCCAACCCTCACTCATACTTGCCATGATCGCAAAAGCTGATCTTTCATCACTAGCATATCCCTCGTCTAGAAGATGATTCTTAACTATTTCAAACGGATCGTAGGAGTTCATTTGTAATTGCCTCTGTTGGGATCTTTGAGTGGCTGCTTTTAAATCTTGTTGTACTCTCTTTTGTTCAGGAACTTGACCCGAACCATTTCTGTTCGGTGCCATTCTTCCACTATACTTATATCCAGGAGCTTGAGATCCAGGTCTATTAAATGAATGTTGGAGATTTTTTTCAGCCGAAGCTGCTGATTTAGCCTCATCATACTCATTTATGATATTTGAATATAATTTCTGCAGTTCAGAATATTCTCTAGTATTCATTTAATATACCGAATTTAAAAATATTTATAAAAAAGAGGAGTGTTACCTCCTCTATCTATCAAAGTTTAAAACCACTAAATGTGTCTTTTTTCACGTCTTGTTTGATTCCACCAACCACATAACTTTCAACTTCCGTTTCCTGGGGTGCCACCTGGAGACCTTTAGATGAGATCCAGTGCTGAGTCCAAGGAAGTGGATTATTGTTTGCTGAAATATCGTATTGGGGCTTTAACCCAATTGATTTAAGTCTTCTGTTTGCAATCCATTCTACGTATTGTTGAAGAAGTTTATCATTGAGTCCAATCATGCTGCCATCTTTGAACAGATAATCTGCCCATTTCTTTTCTTCATTTACAGCACGATCGAACATCGCATAGACCCACTCTTCCTCTTCCTTTGCGATCTGTTTCATTTCGGGATCATCACCATCACGCCACTTATTCAGGATGTTCTGAGTGATGGCTAGGTGTTGGTTTTCGTCTCTTGCGATAAGAGAGATAATTTTAGCGGATCCCTCCATAAGCTTAAGTTCACCGAATGCGAAACTACAAGCAAAACTAACGTAGAACCTAATACCTTCAAGAATGTTAACGTTTGCGACTGCTCTATAGAGTTTTCTTTTAACATCGTTGATTGTTTCTTTTGCGTATGAAACACCTTCAAGATTATGCATCCAAGTATCGGATACACCATACTGTTGTGCTGATTGAATAAAGTCATCATACGATTCAGTCACACTCTTAGCACGTTCAAGAATGCGATTATCAGTGATAATAGTATCAAAGACTTCAGAAGGATCTGAGTATACATTCTTGATGATGT